CACTTAGAAGCCACTCCCTCGTCACGGTCGAAATCCGGTGTATCACAGTTTGTGAGAACGTCCCCGTCCTTTGAGATGTAACGCCGTACGTCCCCGACGTTGCGTGGTACAGTAATGTTGGGATGTTGACCTTCGCAGTCGAAGTGACGCTCGCCTCTAGCCCGGTGCCGTCCGTCCCATCCAGCGTAAGCGTGAAGATGAGGTCGCCCGTCACTGTGACGCTCGCTGCTAATATGGAACCACCGGCAACCCAGTTCCTCTTGTAGGAAATCTCGTAGCCGTTCCTTGGTAAGGTCGCCGCTGTTAGGATAGGTGAGGAAGACATTTTTTGCGTCAAAGCGAAAAGGCATAGGAGGGGGCGGAATATAATGTTACCCGCCCCCGGCGTCAGCGTCACTCTTATATAAGCGACGCTTCCCCAAATGTTGAGTGCTGCGCACCAATCATGAGACCATACGCAGTCAAACGTTCCCGAACCGGCAAGTACCGAGTTAGGCGAAACCCCCGATATAGACCGGTCAAATTGTCGAAAAAAGACAAAAAGGTCGTACAGGTCGCCGTTCGACGAGCCACTAGGCGCTCAGAAACAAAAATAGACGGAGTCAGATGGGTGCACACGTTTGCAGTGCCTACTTCGGTATATACTGGATCCAATCGTGAACACACGACCCAGTATATCGAAGCGGTGTATGCCCCAAATCAGGGCATAGCCGATAATCAAATCATTGGGTCAGAGATCTTCCTCAAGATGCTGACTTTTGATGCCGTTTTCTCTAAGGGTCATCAGGCTGATGGCACTATTAATCCCCATGGGATGTATATTCGTGTCGATTTGATATCTGTCCCCCAAAACTTGGATGATGGTCTCGGCGGAGGATGGAAGGATAACTGGCTGCAACAGCATCCGCTATGGGACGCAGAGTATAACCCTCACAATTCTGCTATCGCTTGGGTACCAAGTGGACATTTGGATCGTCGTTGGGTAACTCGTTACCGTACGAAGATTATTTATTTGCCACCGACCGCTGGTGCTCATACTGCGGGTGGTACTGGTGTTACGAGTAATGCTCAGGCTCGTAAGCGTATCAAGATTACTTATCGTGTTAACAAGAAGCACCGATTCGAGGATTTCGTTGTGAATCAGACAATCGAATTGTCTAAAGCTAAGAATTATTACTGGGTAGTTTCTGGATGGCAGGCCGATGGATATCCAGGCAGTTTCGACGCAGATGCTTCTGTTTTCCATACTCATGGAAATAACCGTTTTATTTATACTGATTCTTAAAAAAGAGGTTTATCCAAATAAATTGTGGTCACGTTAGCGTGATACCACTCCAGTTCAGTTCCGGAAAGAGCTCTTCTAGGATCGTTGGCATCGTTGCACAGCCAGATGACGAGTTTACCAGATACTCGTCGTTTCTTGCGGTATTTGTCAGTAAGGTTAAAGGACTTCTGTCCACCGAATAGAGCTTTCCAGTGTGGTAGAAATTTGAAGTCGATGTCGTCGAGGATGAGGGTATCGGATTCCTCGTCCCAGTCGTCGAGGTTGAGCAAGTTGCACATGTATGCGGCAGGGCCAAGAGATCTTGCCCACTCAGTTTTCCCGAGTCTAGACGGGCCCACCAAGCTGAGTGACTTGGGTCTCTCAGTGCGGGGTCTCTAAAAAACAAAGCCAATATAGGCATGAGAGGATATTTGAACGAGGAGGGAGGGGACTGGGGCCCCCCCGGCACGAACCAGGAGATTGTACCTCCCAAGAGTCTAGAACCCACCTTGCCAACTCGTCGGGCTCCACAAATGCGTCTCGCGTTCTTCCGGTATACTCGCTAGTGTCTCGTCCGAACCGCTTGTCACAAAAGTATTCCACGCGGTCGTGCTGGAGTATGTAAGCTCTTGGATCGAGTTCAGCAACTCCGTCCATAAAAGCTCGCTTGGTTGGAAGTTTGAGGAGCGCGGACCACTTAGAAGCCACTCCCTCGTCACGGTCGAAATCCGGTGTATCACAGTTTGTGAGAACGTCCCCGTCCTTTGAGATGTAACGCCGTACGTCCCCGACGTTGCGTGGTACAGTAATGTTGG